GAGAAATCGCGTGGCCGAGACAGGTAGCGATGGATTTGACTGTCGCGCATTCCTCCCTTTCCCTGCCGGCGGTTGGGAAGATGTTTCATCGGCACCATACGACCGTCATTCACGCCCGCCGCGCCGTCGCAAGCCGTATCGCGGATGGGTGCGAAGAAACGATCCGACTTCGGAAATCCGCCTGCGCCTTCGCACCGATGGTCGCCGCGCGCCTGCTTCGTTCAGAGATGCCAGGCACAAAAGGAGACTTGCACTGATGACAATCGTGCATCGCGGCGGAATGTGGGCTAGAGCGATATAGCGAAGCGGGCGGAACATTTAGCACAGGGAGACGACAATGAGCGGGAGCGTCAACAAGGTCATACTGATAGGCCGATTGGGGAAAGACCCGGAAGTTCGCACGTTTCAGAACGGCGGGAGGGTCTGCAACCTTCGCGTGGCCACGTCCGAGACATGGAAGGACAAGACCACCGGCGAGCGCAAGGAAAAAACTGAATGGCACGCCGTCACGCTGATGAACGACGGGCTCGTGAAGGTTGCCGAGAATTTTCTTCGCAAGGGCTCGATCGTCTACATCGAGGGCCAGCTGGAAACCCGGAAGTGGCAGGACCAATCCGGCGCGGACCGCTATTCCACGGAGATCGTTCTCCGCCCCTATCGCGGGGAGTTGACGATGCTGGACGGAGGCGGCGAGCGGCGAGAGGAGCCGCAGCGGGAGCCGCAGGGCGGCAGGCGCGGGTTCTCCGACGACCTCGGGGACGAGATTCCCTTCGCCCCAGAGTGGCGATGATGCCTGCCAGGCCGAAGCCCATTTTCGACGGCGAAATCCAGCGCCTTAGCGATGAATCCGTGCGGCTCGGGCGGACCCGTGCGACGGGGCGTGAGGTGGCGCGGCGGGAGGTCTTCGATCCGTGACCTGCGACACGCTCCGCACGATGGCAATCGTGCATCTGCTGCGGAACGTGGACTGGAGCGATATAGCGAAGCGGGCGGAAAATGCTTGCGAAGTGGGTATAAACCCCTATTCTGGCCGGGCGGGCAAGGTTGCCTCCTCGCCCGCCCATGACAACGCGCCATAGGAGGGCGAGCCGTCAATGAAAGATATACCTGATAACCCGAATGGCGCGCAAGCGTTCGACATTGGCGGATACCGCCAGTTCATTGCTGGCAAGGGCGTCCGCACGGAGACGGTCGGCTTTACGGCTGGCGATCTCCCGGATCGTCTGTTCGATCATCAGCGCAAGTCCGTTGAATTTGCTTTGGAGAGGGGGCGCGGCGCGCTGTTTCTCGATACGGGGCTCGGGAAAAGCGGATGCGAGGCGGTTTTTGCCTCCGAGGTTGTGCGGGAGACGAAGCGCCCGGCGCTTATCCTGACGCCTCTTGCTGTCGCTCGGCAGATGGTTCGAGAGTGCGAGTCGTTCGGCGTCGAAGCGCGCGTTATCCGCGATGCTTCCGATCAATGGAGCGGCGTGAACGTCTCCAATTATGAGCGTCTCGACAAGCTGGATCTGGCCAAGTTTGGCGGGATTGTGCTGGATGAAAGCAGCATTCTGAAATCCTTCGCCGGTCCGACGAAGCGCGGGCTTGTCGCAGCCTTCGCCAACACGCCGTACCGCCTCGCCGCAACCGCTACTCCCGCGCCCAACGATCACATGGAGCTGGGCAATCATTCCGAGTTTCTAGGTCTGATGAGCAGCATGGAGATGCTGGCCCGCTGGTTCATTAATGATACGTCCACGGCGAGCCATGAATGGCGGTTGAAAGGCCACGCGGAGCAAGACTTCTGGCGTTGGGTTTCTTCGTGGAGCCGCGCCGCTTCGCTTCCGTCCGACATGGGCGGAGACGACACGGGTTTTCTTCTCCCGCCTCTCCGGTATCACATTCACACGGTCGCGACCGACCTGATGGCGGGCGAATTTGAGGGGCTATTCCGTATTCCCGATCAATCCGCAACGTCGATCCATGCCGAAAAGCGGATCACGGCGGGCGATCGCGTGGCGCAGTCTGCGGAGATCGCCAACGCCGCGACGGGGCCGGTCATCGTCTGGTGCGAGACAAATGCTGAAAGTGCCGCGCTGGCCAAGGCTATTCCCGACGCGATCGAGGTCCACGGCAGCATGAAGCCGGAGGAAAAGGAAAAGGCGCTGGACGCTTTCACCTTCGGAGATCATCGCGTTGTCGTCACAAAGCCGAAGTTGGCGGGGTTTGGCCTCAACTGGCAGCATGCGCGCACGGTGGTCTTTTCTTCAATCTCGCACTCCTACGAGCAGCACTATCAGGCAATCCGCCGGTCGTGGCGCTACGGTCAAACGCAGCCGGTTGATTGCCATGTCGTCATTGCCGAAACCGAGCGCGCGATCTGGCGGAACGTTCAGCGCAAGGCGGCGGACCACGACAAGATGAAGCGCGCCATGACGCAGGAAATGCTCAACGCGCAGTCAGTTCACTCCGCACGGGTGGAATATACCCGCGTTCCTGAAATCACGCTTCCCAAATTCCTGAGAGGATAAGACGATGCATCCTGACTATGAGGGCGACCGCTGGGCGGTCTATAACGCCGACACGGTGGAGTTTCTGGCGGGCGTTCCCGCCGGGACAATTGACTGCGCCGTGTTCTCTCCGCCGTTCTCCGATCTTTTCGTCTACTCCAACAGCGAGCGGGATATGGGGAATTGCGCGTCTCACGCGGAGTTCATGGAGCATTACGAGTTTTTTGCGCAGAACCTGGCGATGGCCATGAAGCCGGGGCGGATGGTCTGCATTCACTGCATCGACCTTCCGACGAGGAAGTATCGGGACGGATATATCGGGCTCCACGACTTCCCCGCCGATCTTCGCGCCGCGCATGAAAAGGCCGGCATGATATACCACGCCAAGGCGACGATCTGGAAGGATCCGGTCGTGGAGATGACGCGCACCAAGGCTCTCGGGCTTCTCTACAAGCAGATCAAGAAAGACAGCGTGATGTGCCGCGTCGGGCTTCCGGATTATGTGATCTTCATGCGGATGCCGGGGGAAAACCCGGAGGCGATCACGCACACTCCCGACGATCTGCCCGTCGCCCGTTCCGCCGCCAAGCCGGGCGACAAGTTCGTATGGCAGGAATTGGCGTCTCCTGTATGGACCACGATTGATCAGGGAAACGTGCTTAATGGGCGCATCGCCCGATCAGAGAAGGATGAGCGACACATCTGCCCTCTGCAGCTGGACGTGATCGAGCGGTGCCTCACACTCTACAGCAACCCCGACGACGTGGTGCTTGACCCGTTCAACGGGATCGGCTCGACGGGATATCAGGCGTTGAAGATGGGGAGGCGCTATCTCGGCGTGGAGTTGAAGCCGGAATATGCGGCTCAAGCGGCGCGGTTTCTGGCGGAGGCGGAGGCGAGCCGGTTTACCCTGTTCGACACGGCGGGATGAAGTTATCCATCCCCACGCCTCCCATCCTCGATGCCGCCGGGCTCAGTATCACCGGGCGGGAGGGTAACATCACATGGCTTCTCTGCGCCTGCGGGACGGGGTTTCACGTGCGAACGCTCGACGGGCCGTTTCGAGCGGATGCCGTGGAATGCCCCGAATGCAGGCGCGGGCCATGGCGGTTGCAACCAGCCCCATAGGGGTTTACGCTTAACGCGCCCGGCGGGGATGATGGGCATTCCCGCCGGGCTACAGCACCGCTAAGAAGGAGCGAGCCGTTATGAACGGTTATACACTTCCCCGCCGCGCCGCCGCAAGATGCGGGAACTACGCAATGAGCCACGCCAGGACCACCGGCGCCTGCGTTGCGATAGGCCGGGCGTTCCGCCGGGACCACACGACCGTCATGCACGCAGTCGAGAGATACCAGCAGCGGGTGACGCTCGGCGTCGCCGAGGCGGAGATGCGCGTGTTCCGGGCGTTGATCCCCGCGTCCCATCGGATCGTGACGGACCGCATCGCCGGGGTTGTGCGGCTGGCGGGTTACAGACCAAGGAGGGTGAGGTGAGCGGGCCAGGTTGGTATAAGCGCGACCCAAAAGACTTCCTGGAAGACGTTCAGGGTCTGGGGCCGGAGTTGATCGGCGCCTATGCCGTCATCCTCGATCTGATCTACGCGCGCGACGGGAATCTGCCGCGAGATGATCGCCATCTGGCTGGTGTCATGGGGTGTTCAATCCGCAAGGCGCGCGCACTCACGGACGACCTGATCGCAGCCAAGAAGCTAACGGAGGCAGATGGGCGCCTCACTAATGGCCGGGCCGACAAGGAGATTTTCGAGCGGAAAAAGTGGCTCGAAAAGTCCGCGAAAGGTGGGCGAAGCAAAGCCGAAAACGCATCCGCTGATAATGAAATCAACGCGATAGCGCCTAGCAATAAGATAAGATTAGATAAGAGTAGAAAAAGAGAACCTATCGGTTCTCAAAAAAGAGGTTCGCGTCTCCCCCCCGACTGGACGCTTCCCGACGATCTCCGCGAATGGGCGGAGCTTCAAGGCTGGCCGCCCCCTGTCATCGAGGCCGAAGCCGAGAAGATGCGGGACTGGTCTCAGAATGCGCGGACGGGGG